GTTGATTGCATTGTTTTCACCTATAACACGATCGCCAATTTTGATATATTGTATTTCTTTGGAAGTGCCATCTTCCATTCTAATTTTAGTGTCGTGTTTGAAACCGTGTTCTAATTTCATTATATTATTTTACTCCACATAGGCTGTCTTTCTTGCCATTGATTTTGTATCAACAAATTAAGTTTTAAATTTTTGTCTAATAAAATATCGTCTTCTAGACATATTATTTTACAAACATTTTCTGTTTGACATTGTTTGTATAATTCATTCAACAATAACTGATATGCATTTGGTGATCTTAAATTGTCAGTGTTTTCAATTTGTAACAATTGGATTACACAAAGTTTTTTTGTGTTGTAGTAGTTTACGGTCAGATCATACAACAAAGCACCAATCAATTTGTCATTGTGATACAATCCTAGTGATTCATGATTGTAATAAACACTTTTCATGTAACTGTTGAAGTGTGTTGGATCAAAATCTATCTCAACCAATCCTTGTTCATATAAATGTTTTCTCACAATCATATATAGATCATTGAAATCGTTTTTTGCAATAGGTTTAATTTTAAACATTACATATCTCCCCATTTTAAATCTTTGATCACCTGTGGTGCATATTCAAATCCTCTATCTCCTGGAAAATGGATCTGTTGTGATTCACTGTTGGTTCTTCTTCCTTTTACTTTTTCAAAATCAGCAAATTGACTTGCCGCTTGTAATTCAATTACTGCTCCGCCGTGTGTTTGATTGATACCATAACCTGATATCCTACCATCAAACAACATATAAGCATTGGTGGTTGGTATAATATTAGTTGTCCAAGTGTGATCAGCATCCAACACCACAGAATATATCACAACCCTCTTGTCAATAAAATCATTGTTCATTAGGAGTGCAACTGTGGTTAGGTCTACTGCTGTAAATTCTAGATTGACTGTGGCTACCCTAAGATCAGATGTTTCTTTGATGTCAGAATAACTCAAGAATTGTCCTTGTGCAAGATATGTGTTGTTGCCTGAATCTGGTGCTGTGGCACTATCAAACTGAAGATCAAATTCTGCTGTTGTCAGATATTGTGTGGTTGTTAATTGTAACTCAATAAGATCAGCAACATATAAATTTGTTCCTTGGAGTTTGGTTCTAAGGGTATCATTTAAGATATCTCTAGGCACTTTAAATCTCCTCTCGTAACTTTATGCTGTATTCGTATAGATTGTCTACCCCTACACTGAAACTTATCTCATCTTCGTCAAGATAAACTTTGATAGGAACATTGTCGTATGTGATTGTGTTTCCACCCACTGCCGCTCTTAGTTTAGGTTCAAATTCAATTTTATCAAATGATGAACCATCTAGATTTACATCCGCTGTAACCATGTAAACCTTGCTGTGACCTGAAAACTTGATTAGATCTCCTGCTTTCAATGTCCCCGACCCGCCTGAAACTCCTATTGCTGTTGATCCTATGTTTGGACCATAACTTGGATCTGTGCTTGATGCATCTCTTACTGTGACCGTGCCTGCCACTGTGCCCAATGCTGAACCAATAGTTGGTGGCACTATTGTGAATGTTTCTAATCCACCTCTCTGTTTCATTAGGAAGGCATAATCAGCCATGAAGTCTCCTCTCTCCATTACAGGAGATTTAAGAGTGAATGACCAACCCATATCACCGATATTTGCTACCTGTCTCTTACCCGAAACAGAAATAGTCATTCTGTTGATTTGATTGCTTGTCCAGCCTAATGTTGAAAAACCTTTTGTGTTTGGAAATGATCCGCTCATATTTTTATGCTAACAGACTTCTCTGTCCCCTTTCCGCTAATGCTTGATTTATCATACCTACTATCATGTCTTTTCTGTCTACCAACATCTCATTGAAGTCACTGGTATCAATTGCGTTGATTGTGAAATTGACATTTACCACATTGCCAGCACCACCCAATTTATCATTGGGAACCACTGTGCCGGTTCTACCAGGAACCATAAGTTCAGGTCCTGATTCCCCAACCATGTAAGGTTGATTGCCAACAACCGTTCCGCCCTTGTCTCTGCCTGGATAACTTTGTGATCTTATTGCCGCCACCTGTGCAAAACCAGCCGCAGTAACTAATCCTGCCGCGATAAAGTTGAATGGAGGTGGTAGAGCACTCAAGGCTCTTGTTGCACCAAGATATGTGTTTTGAACTGCCTCGGCAATTTTAATTGCTTTCTGTAATTGAAAAAACTTTTTGTTTTGTGTTGCTAACACATCTAAAGTTTGTTTTCCTTGTGCTATTGTAACTTTTGCGGCATCTTTTTGTGATATCTCTGAGTTGTATGCTTCTTTGGCATTGCCAGCCGCAATATTTCTTAATCTTTCATCTAGTATTCTTTTTTCGTTTGCTTGTTCTTGTATTCTTAAGTCATTCTTTTTTCTTGCAAATTCATTTTCAATGTTTTGTTTTGCTTGTTCATATTCTTTGGTCATTCCCAAACTTTTAGAATATTCTGTGTCAAGTTTAGCAAGTCTTTCGTTTCTCTGTCTTGTAACTCTTTCTAAATCTGATTCACCCAACTGTCCCAAAGAGTCTGTGTATCTCTTGAACATTGTTCTTGCTTCTTCGAATGCTCCAACATGACTGTCCATCATATCTTTGCTTCTCTTCGTTGCTTCAGTGTTTGTGTTGGTTGCTTGAGTGACTGTCTGCATTTGATTTTTCATTATACCCAATTCACGATTGGTGTCATCAAACACATTAACCTGTTTCTTACCTGCTTCTACTGAATCATTAACCGCACTTTCTAAATTTTCAAAAATTTTATCCATCTCTGCTTTTGCGGCCAAACCTGCGGCCACAGATATTGCAGTAAGTCCTAGACCTACCCCGGATAATGCTGTCAATGATCTTGTTACAATTAATATTGATCCTAATGCTCTTGCAATTCCAAATAAAGTTCCTGCAATTTTCATTGCAATGATACCTGCAAAAACGGCTGATAGAGTTGAGAAGTTATCTTTTACAAAACCTACTGCTGTGCCTGCCGCTCTGGCAGATTTAGCAAGGAAGTTACCTAAAGAGGCACCTATGATTTGTATTTGTTTTTCGTTGTCTTTTAAAAATTGATCAAGGTCACCAAATTGTGTTTTTAGTTCCTCAAAAAATCCTTGTGCTGTGGCTTCTTGGAATTTTCTGAAACTGTCACCTATCATTGACAATGTTCCAGTTAGTGTGCCAGCAAATTGATCCGCGGCATTTCCAAATTCACCACCTTCGCCAAATAATTCTATTAATCTTTTTCTTGTTTCTTCAATTGAAACTTTCGCACCTTGCTCAAAACCTAGTAATGCAGTGATACCTCTTTCTCTAAAGATATCTGCTGACGCAATACCGCCTGCCAGTGCTCTCTGTAATTGTTCACCGGTTTGTTGGAATGATAGTCCTGATATTGCGGCAATGTTTGCTGTTAATTGTAAATTTTTACCAAGTGCATTTGCATCTTTAGAAACAACAGCAAGATTTCCTGATGCGGCTTGTATTTCATCTAGTGAGAAAGGAACAGTTGCGGCAAAATCATTTAATGTTTTAAATGCTTTGGCACCTTCTTCTGCTGATCCAAACAGGAACTTGAATCTTAATTGTAAGTTTTCAACTTCTTTACCTACATCAACAAAACCTTTAACAAGTTTGGCAACTCCTAAGGCCGCTAAGGCACCCGTGGCAAGTTTTGCCGCTGTTCCTAATCCACCCAATGATCTGTTAAGACCATCAAGTTGCTGTTTGCCTTTTACCTTAACATCTACATTAAGGTTTGCGTTTGTAGCCATCGTTAGCCGTCCTCACTTGTTTCATTGACTTGTTGGTAGCCTGATGTTCTATGGTTATATAACCTAACCATAGATCAATTTCCAACACCGACAACTGCATTATTTCTTCAAGACTTTTTTTAAGTCTATCAGCCAACATCATAAGCAGTCTTAATTCAGGGTTGGCAGTTATTCCTTTTCTGCCTGCTCCATAGAAAGTCTTTGATTGGCATTGTTAATGTGCCCAGCGACTCTCGTAATGATTGCAGGATCAGCCTCGGTCATAAGTCTCGTCATGTCCAAGTCATGGAATAGTCTCTTGCCATCTTTGTCTCTGGCTTTGACTATTAGACTTTGAACAAGTGCGTCCACTACTAGACCTTTGGCTTGTAGTTCTACTATTTTTGATTCATCCTGGAATGAGTATGTGTTTCTG